TTAAAAGTTTCTACTCCTTTATATCTTTTTGTAAAATCTGTCGCATCACGCATAGAGTCAAACTCTATCGGGTCTACGGGTTCGTCAAATAAAGTTCTCCAACCAGATTTAGGTTTGGGTGTAGAAACATACAAGGTTGGTTTGAACGGAATTCTTTTTTGAATTCTCTGACCACCTTTGTATCCTATGTAAAGTAAGTTGTTTCCGAAACGGGAAACATTTGTATAAAAATCCATTGTTGCATATTATATAGTATTAATCAAAAAAAGTCAAGGGATATTTCTACCCCTTGACCACAAATAAAAGTTATTTGATTTTAATAGTTTTAGGTTTTTCCTTTTCAGGAATATTTCTAATCAATTCGATTGATAGAATACCGTCAACTATTTCTGCACCTTTTACTTCAACGTGTTCTGCGAGTGCAAAAGTTTTGTAAAAGTTTCTTTCTGCAATACCTTTGTGAACAAACTCAACTGCATCTTCTGGTGGAGTCTCGTTCTTTTTAGAACAAGTAATCGTCAGATTATTTTCTTTGAGTTCAATATCAACATTCTTTTTATTGAAACCAGCAACTGCCATTTCAATAAACCAAGAGTCTTCGCTTCTCTTAATAATGTTATATGGAATGTTAATACCACCGTTGTGTGGCACTGCGGCTTCGGATAGTTTATCAAAGATACTATCGAAACCTATTGTAAATGGACGGAATTGTCCAAACGCTTCTATTGTAGTCATATCTACTCCTATATTAGCAAGTTTATGGAGAACCTCACCCGAGCATTCTCTCTATATTATATATATGGGGACGAATTTTCAGATTTCAACAAACACCAGCTTGTTTACTACTCTTTACTATTCTGACACCCCGTCTAGATAATTCGTTTCTAATCTTTTGTTTAAGTTTAGGTTTTGTATTCTCTGCGTTCAACATCTTAAACAATTCTTCTTGAGATAATTTTTTCATGTAATAATGTTGAACAGACTTTACTTTAGTTTGTCTATCAATCTTTACTTCACTTGGTTTGTATTTTGTAGGCATATTAGTATATAGTTGCGGGAGTCATATCTACGCAAATCTCTTGACCAACTTCTGTCTTACCACATAAGATAGTTCCGTTGAGTCTTTTTTCGCAAATAGGATTTCCCTTGTTATTAAAAAAACATATATTAGTATCTTTACCCGCACCCCATTTCTTATCAGTCAAAGGTATTCCAGTCATCATTGAACAACCCGAAACAATTAAACTGAAAAAGAAAACTGCAATGAGTGGACTAAAATTTATTAGTATATTCTTATCTATCATTTGTTTCCTATGTTATATTTTGGACACAATTCCCATTCATTCTTTTCTTTAAACGGGATTATCTTTATTTGTTTTAGGGAACTGCATTCCTTTGCTTGTTCCGTGTTCTGTATTTCTACTAATCCCCAATCACTCAATAGAGTTGCGATTGTATTTCTTCTTTCTATATCTGATTGTTCTAGATTAGATTTCTTTCCGTCTAACATAAACAATTCTTTGAAGTGTACTATAAAGTATCTTCCTTGTTTATGTAGTATATGACACGATTGAAATAACTTGTTTTCTTTACGAGATGCAACACCGATACGTGTTAGGGTTTCTCTTACTTTTAAAAAATCATCTGGTTCTGCAAGTGTCACTTCCAACATGTTTGCGGGAGTCCAACTTACTATATTATTTTCTTCCACCTTTACTCACCTTTTTCCTAATGATATCTATTTGTTGTGGAGTAAGTAGTGGGAGTATTTGTCTTGACTTTTCATTACTATATCCATAATACTTCTTTACCACTTCAACATCATCTTCTATTTCAGGTTTAATCCATTTACTAAACCTTTTTCTCTTTCTAATAATATTTATAAGAAATGAGAATTGTAGACGACTATCTAGATGATGATACTTGTTCATCTCATTTGCAATCGCAACTGTATCAGGAAAGTATGATAGTGACCTATTGATTACAAATGAGTTATAATGTTTCTCATTCTCTGGGTCTACCATTAAATCTTTCTTGGTATAGTTGATTGCGTTTAAAAATTCAAATGGGCTCATCGTTTATATTCATTGCGAGACAAATTCTGTCTACGTTATTATCTATAGAAGGTTCTACTCCATGTTTCATGTTTGCATTAAAAATTACAAATTGATTATTCTTAGGTTTTAATCTTATGTCTTCATATGGAAAAAATAAATCACCACAATCGTTTCCAACTTTTAAATAATATATTGCACTAAAATCACACTTCTCATGACTATGTATTTTACAACCTTGACCGTTCTCATATGATATTAACCACCAATCTAAAACTTTCATGTCTAACTTGTTTTCAAACCAAGTTCTAATATCTTTCCAATTATCATCTTCTTCAAACATTGGGTGATAAATTTTACCACCGAGTAATTGTCTTATCTTTATTTTAGTTTTGTTTTGGTCTCTATGTCCATGACGAGAAATACCATTTAAAAGTTTTCTCCTCATTTTATCAGGTAGTTTAAATCTATCTAAAGCTAACATTCGCCATTACTTCGGTTAAACACGCAACCATATTTAGTTCATGGTCTGCAACAAAACTATTTTTGTACTGATAGTCTGCAAGTATCAAAACTAATTGTGGAATACTCTCGGGTTGTACTTTCTCATACATAGTATCGTATACCCCACGAATGATTGCAACTGGGTCTACATCAATATTGTTTACTACCCACGTTCTCATTTGTTTAAAGTTCTTTTGTTTCAATGCGGAATATAAATCATCAAACGAGTCTTCTTTGTTTACTAGAATGTCCATATTGATTGTACCACCAATCGCATTCCTTTGACATTCGTTTAGACATCTTCTCCAATCAGGTGCATACTTACTGATTACTTCTGCAATCACTTCTTCTTTATATTCTACACCTTCGTCCTTGAGAATAGTCTGTAGTCTTTTCATGAACTGACCACATAGTTGTGCAAGTGTCTTCTTAGTAGTATTAAACTCATAGACACCACAACGAGAATGCAGTGGTTCGATTATACGGTTCTTAAAATTACAAGTCAGAATAAATCTACAGTTCTGACTAAACTCTTCTATAAACCCACGCAGTGCGGGTTGAGTTGATTGTGGATTTAGATAATCAGCCTCGTCAAGGATAACTACTTTGTATCCACCTTGCAAAGATATTGTAGATGCAAACTGTTTTATCTTACCACGAAGAGTATCGATATTACCTTCTTCACTACCATTGATTACAATGTAGTCAAGTTCAAGTTGTTCACATATTGCTTTTGCAACTGTAGTCTTCCCGAGTCCCGCAGTTCCCGTGAATAACATATTCGGTATCTCACCCGAGTCTACAATCTTTTGAAATGTTTGTTTTAGTTCTGTTTGAAGTATTGTCTGTTCGACAGTTTTGGGTCTATACTTCTCGACCCATAAGAATAAATCTTGTGTCATAATATATAAAGTTCAAGGTGACAGAGGCTTTTACACCTCTGTCAAAAATTAAAAGGAAGTATATCAGGTTTAACTCTTATTGTCAACCTTTGATTGTTCAGATTGGAAAGTTTCACATATCTGAATAATCTGAGTTGCTTGGTCTCTTAACTGACCAATAGTAGTCAACTCTTCTCCTTTAAATCCACCTCTTTGAACTACAGTGTCAATTACTGCAACTGTAGACCTTGCAACTCTATTCGATACTTCGTAGATTTGCGAGTGGTCTCTTTGTTCGGGTACTGGTTTTGCCATTATATACTCCTTACTTGTAAGTTGATGATTTCTCTAATGCAATGTAATACTCTATGTCACTTTGTTTACTTGTAAAGTGAGATATAAGTTTACTTGATATCATAACATGAAAGTCTTCATCAACAATTTTTAAATTATTTACATTCATAATGAAGTTGAACTCTGCACCTTCGGGATAACTTCCTTCAACATCAATACTAAACACATTAGAAGTTGCATTCGCACTATCAACAATTGAAAGTCTAACCGCACCTTGTGTGTTTGCGATAGATAATTCAGTATGTCCTAATGCACTTGCAGCCCTTCTAATTTTATTTAGGGTATCACTATCTAGTGAGAAGTTAACTTCCGACTCAGGCATTTGTACTTCCTTACCTGACGATGTTAACATATCAGGGTCAGAATAATAATACTTGACTGCGGAACGACCCGTAGAGTCTCCAACTGTCACATAGTCATCTTCAAAAGTCAAATGTGGTTTATCTACTAGAGATATCACATTTAGAAATTCACCTAAATCATAGATACCAAACTCTTTCGGAAAGGTTTCTGTGATAGTAGAAGAAGACAAAACATTTCTTGCAACAGAAATAGTTTTTAATTTATTACCCGTTTCTACTACTATGTTCGGGTTGATAGATGCATAGTTTCTTAATACACCTATCGTCTGTTCACTTAGTTCCATTATATACTCCTATTTAATTTTACTAAAGTTTTTCTCTTTGACGAATTCAATCTTTCTTGAGAAAGATGCGTCTTCGAGTTCTCCCTTATGGGAAATGACAAAGACATTCGTATCTTCTTGCAAAGTATACAGTATCTTCATCAAATTGTCAACCCCTTCCATATCTAAAGACGAGTCAAATGTTTCGTCTAGGATTAGAAGATTAGTTGCGACACTATTTTTCATCTTAGCGATTTGTCTCCAAGTGAATAATAATGATAAATCAATTCTTTGTTTTTCTCCTTCTGAGAATGAGTCATAAGTAAATGCATCACGATGTCGGGAACGAATTGTTTCTATAAAACTTTCGTCTAAGTCAAAGTGAACATAAAAGTCTAGTGTCTGTAAATACTGATTAGTCAGATTATTTATCACGGGTAGATACTGTTTAATAATTTTAGACTTGATACCCGAGTCTCTTAGTAGCTCACTACTTACTTGATGATAAGAAAATTGTTCGTTCAATTTATATTTGGTGTCTTGTAGTTTCTCTTTGTTCTTACGCATCTCTTCTAGTTCTGCATTTGCGTCAGATAAATCTCCACTTGACTCTATTTGATTTTCTATCTCACTTTGTAAACCGTCAATCACTTTATTTAATTTACCAATCGTTTTAGTATTACCTGATATCTCTGCATTCCACTCACGACAATCTGCAATAGTTTTATTAAAGATTTCTATGGTTGCATTTAGGTTCGCAAGTTCGTCATTACCTTTGGTAATACCTTCGTCTAGTTCTTCTAATCTTTTCTTAGTAGTCTCTATCTTTTCTTGTTTTAATTTTAAGTCTATTTCTTGACTACATGTAGGACACTCGTCATTATCTTTGAAAAACTTATGTTCTTTCTCGCAGGCTTTATACTGCATCTCAATAGATGTAGTCAACTTATGAAGTTTACTTTCTCTGAGTTGAACACTCTCTTTGTTCTGTATGGTTGGTTCTAATTGTTTCTCTACTTGTTTAGATAACTTCTCATTCTTCTCATTCAATGCCTTTATGTCTCTCTGAGTTTCTTGAATGGTTTGTTCTTTCTCTCTTCTAAACTGTGCGTTGACAGATGCAATATCTCTTAGATATTTTTTCTGTGCATTTATTTTAGAGTCAATCAGATTGATATCATTACCGTTCTGTGTAATCTCGTCTTTAAGTTTACTTACCTTTTCTTTTAGTATCATATTCATAAGAGAGAACATGTTAATATCAAGTAGGTCTTCGATTACACCCCTTCGTTGTTGAGAGGTAAGTTGCATGAAGGGTATGAAACTCGAAGACCCTAGAACCACTATCTGATGAAAAGACTTGTGGTTCAATTTTAAGATATTTTTCTCGAGTAAGGCTTGGTAGTCTTTTACGTGAGAATTTTTATTTAACATGTTCCCGTCCAACCAAACTTCAAATGCGTTTGGTTTAATACTACGAACTATCTTAAATCTTTTATTACCAACACTGAACTCTACTTCTACTACAGTTCCTTTTCCATTGATAGAGTTTATCAGTTGGTTCTTTGATATCTTACGGTGTGGTTTACCAAACAATGCAAAAGACAATGCATCTAACATTGTGGACTTACCACTACCGTTTGCACCTACAACTAATGTAGTCGGTGTTTCTTGAAAGTTTACTTCGGTAAAGTTATTACCCGTACTAAGAAAATTCTTGTACTTAAGTGTTTCAAATTGTATCATAAATTATATTCTTTCTTTATCTCTTCGGGTATCGGTTCATGAAAGGGAATATTATTTATCGTCCTTACTTTCATTTCTTTTATTAGGTTTCGATTTTTTCCCGAAAATTCTTTCGTAGTTTTTTTCATACTTGTCCCTATCGGTAGGTCTTTGTTTACTACCTTTACTCAATTTCTATATTCTCAGCTTCTACCATAAGAGTAGAAATCTCTTTCTTAATTCTTTCCTTGTCTAAATCTGTGACAACGGAGTCGATGTAATTATACACGATTGTTTCGGTGTTGTCAAGATTTATTTCTTCGTCCGAAACATTTGTCCCAATGAATTCAGAAAAATCTTCTGCGATTTTTAGTTCATGAATTTTTTGTGATTGTACTCTATCAACAAATCTTTCAAACTTATAAGGGTCTCCTTTATTGACCACAATAATTTTTACAAACTTTTCGTCAAGATGTCTTAGGTCTTGAAAGTCATTTATCTTTTCGTGGTCGTAATATATCTTCTCATAAATTCTATATGGATTTTGTATCGGTGTAAGTTCTCTTGTTTCCGTATCAAGAATATGAAAATACTTAGGGTCGTCACAATCATTCCAAAAGAATTCCATTTGAGCACCAAGATAGTGAATATTACCTTGAGTAGATTTTGCGTGGAAGTGTCCCGTCAAAACCATTTCAAACTTTTCAAATGGTTGTCTACTCATACCGTCCATACAAGGCATACCTTTGGACATATCAAATCCTTGCAGTTCTAAGTGGGCTCCTAATATTGACGCATTACAATTGTTAATAAATTCTAAGGACTCTTCTTCATTGTCTTCTGCAATCCAAGGGAGTAGTCCGATATTCAAACCGTCATAATTCATTACGGTTGGTTTGTCTACAATGTTCACTTCATTCATGTAGTGTCCTTGTAGTTCTTTCAATGAGTTTAACTCATTCGTGTTTTTAAAATAAGTATCGTGATTACCTAAGATGATATCCATAGTGATACCATACTCTCTAAGTTTTTCTAAAAATATTTTACGATTATGATTTAAACATTTAAAGTTTACAGTCTTACGATTATC